GCTCACCAGAGTCACAACTAGGGCACTTACCCCAATTGTTAGGAAACTCCTCACCACAACGGTCACACTCAATCAATTGCACTAAACAACCTTCAGACTCCTAGATTGCTTTTCACGGGTAGCCATAGCAGCAATCAGTTCGTCCAACTCACTATCAGTCAACTCCGCAGAACGTTTCTCACTTTTAACCTCAATTGTGGCAGGAGCCATACGGTTCGTAGCCTGCAGGTACAACTGGGCACTTTTGGTGTCACCTTCCAAAGCCTTGTTGTACAGAGTGTCCAACAACGCTTGAGTACGCTCAGGCGACCCCTGAAGGTCATCCACACGGGTCTGCCATTCTTGTCTGAATGCTGGTTTCTTTTCCCACCGTCGGAGAGTTGTGACATCTACAGTCGCAAGGATCGCATACTGCTTCTTAGAAGAGGGTACACGCTCAGATGGCGCAGTGCACAGCCAGTCCATGTACCGTTGCTGATCGCTAGTTAATAGTGCTTCTGTAGATGCCATACTATTTAGTTTTTTTGTAACTAAACACCTGATGTTACAAATGGGGGGGACTATAGGGGGGGAACAAGAAAACTGTTCTGAGACTGTAGGCAACTACAGTTGAAGGACAGTAACAGTCCCAATACAACTAGGAGTATAAATGGCTTTAGGAACTACAACAGGAACAGTCGGTGTAGCCGACGCAACTGTGTCAGCATCAATTGATGATGCAGACACTTTTATTATACAAGTATCTGGTACTTGGGCTGGAACATTAACTTTTGAAGGTTCCATGGATGGAACAAACTGGACAGCATGGACAGTTGTTTCATCAGCAGCAACCAGTCATACTACGGCAGCATCAACAACCACAGGAAACGGATTGTTCATGCACGAAACATACGGTTTGTCCCGTATTCGTGTACGATTTAGCACCTACACCAGTGGTACAGCAAGTATCCGTATTGACGCAACAAGGAGTGCAAAGTAATGCCAAAAGTAGGTAAAAAAGAATTCCCATACACCAAAAAAGGAGTAGCCGCTGCAAAGAAGGCTGCTAAAAAACAAGGTGTCAAAATGGTAAAGAAGTCAGGTCGTGGCTACTAGCCCGTACACAAACCCTGCTTTACGAAACAGAATCAAAAGCCGTATTATGGCGGGTTCTAAGGGTGGCAATCCCGGACAGTGGTCAGCCCATAAAGCACAACTAGTCACCAAAGCCTACAAGGCTGCAGGTGGCGGATACACTGGAACCAAAACCGCAGCCCAATCATCCCTGACAAAGTGGGGTAAAGAAGACTGGGGAACCAAATCAGGTAAACCATCCACAGTAGGACCAAAAGCCACAGGAGAACGGTATCTCCCCAAAAAAGCAATTAAAGCATTGTCTGCTGCAGAATATAATGCTACAACCCAAAAAAAACGTGAAGGCATAAAGGCTGGTAAGCAATTTGTTCCCAACACGCCAGCAGCAAAAACTGCTGGACGCAAAGCAAGAGGTAAATAATGCCCACACCAAAAGATTCAAGACTAACACGTGCTGGCGTAACAGGATACAACAAACCTAAACGCACCCCCAGCCACCCAACCAAATCCCACATTGTCGTAGCACGTAGCGGAGACCAAGTTAAAACCATACGCTTTGGTCAACAAGGTGTAAAAACCAACCAAACAGCAGGACAACGTGAAGCGTTCAAATCACGCCACGCATCCAACATTTCCAGAGGACCAATGTCAGCAGCATACTGGGCAGACAAAGTAAAATGGTCACCTACTAAAACAGCCCAACCAAAAAACAAAAAATGGGTTAAAGGTTCATAACAAGGGACTCCACAAAAAAGACCCCCACCCCCCTGCGGTACGTGACCTTTGTCACTTTACCTATCCAAAATAGAAAATATGATCCAGATGGACACGCCCCAGTCGGGACTCCTTTCAGTCACCCACCGTATACCCACCCATGCGCCCCGTCCCCGTCCCCAACACTGTAGATGCCCACGATATTTGCCCCATAAAATAAGGGTAGGTCTCGGTTATGGGACTCACGAAACCCTTACCCCACATGGAGGACACACTATAAGTGTCGGCACAGCGCCGATCATACGTCCGCTAGCAATTCCGCTAGTGGCTATGCAAGAATTACCCTAGGGTAATTCTTCAACAGAAAAGGAAAAGAAATGACAACAGCAAAAAACACAAAGGCAACCGCAACCAACGTGGCTTTCACGGCAGTGGCAAAGACCGATCAAGCGCAAGCACGCAATCTCTGGTGCTTGGGTGACGCAATCGCTCAGGAAATCGCCGAAGCAGTGGCGAACGGTGAGAAAGCGTATGGGTTCGCCACAAAGGTGATCGCTCCACGCCTTGCGGGATTGTCGGGCTTGACTGTCGGGTACGCCGAGAAGAAGATCTCATTGGCTCGTTCAATGCGTCAAAACTTTGAGACGGCAGACCTTGCGGTGGCTGGTGCAACAGTGGTCAAGGAAAAGGCTACGCCTGCACCGAAGCCAGTGGAGCGGTTCTCTGCAAAGAAAGTTGTTGCGGAGATGGAATTGGAGTTCAATGATAACCAACTTGAGAAGATTTACGTAGAACTTGCTAAGAAGTTCGCTAAGTAATTTTTGATTGTTAGCGGTACGGTTGCAAGAGTTACCCTAGGGTAATTCTTGCAACCACTACTGTTCACAAACGGTTTGTGTTCAGGTAAAAGAAAAGGAGAATGTAATGCCAATCTCAAATAGGGAGAACGTCGCTGACGTTTCTTGGTTCATTAAGGATCTCATCATGTTTGGTGATGATATGTATTACAAGACCGAGAAAGATGTGTTTGGTGAGTCTCATGTGGGTATGTTCCGCATGAATATGACCAAGCGTAAGGCTGAGGCGCTTCTTGCTTGGTTTGATCAACTGACCGAGGAGAAAGACAAGATTGTTTGTGTCACCTACAGCAATGGTCAGAAGATCATGGATATCAACACCGAGGGTTGGAATGACTGGCTGATTAACGCCTAGTTATTGTTGGTGGTACGTAACCAAGAATTACCCTAGGGTAATTCTTGGTTACACTACTATTCACAATAATGGATTGTGTCTAGGAAAAGAAAAGAGAGTGCAATGTTTAACAAGTACAAGGAGTTTCGCAGAAAGCGTGCTTTGGCTCGTTGGGTTGTTCGTATGGCGACTGCTGAGGCTGACGCTATTGTGTGGCGCAATCATGATGATGGTGCTCATGTGTTTGAGGTAAACTACAACAGAAAGAACAGGAAATAGAAATGAACAGCGAACTAAAAAATATAACCATCACTGAATGGTGTGGCAACACAATGGTCAAGGGCGAGCACGTGGAGATATCTTTTCGCATGGATGAATCTGGTGCTATCAAAGCGTTCAGTGTAGAACTATTGAATGATGAGCATGAGCATCGTATATTTGGTGAGGAGGAGTACAAGGAGTTCAGTACTATGATGACTATTCTTAATGGTGAACGTTTGCGTTGTGCAGTTAAGATTGCTAGGGAAACTATTGGTAAACAGAAAGAGAGATAGATAATGGATGATGAAGATGAGTTACACCCACAATGTCGCCTCGACGAAGATAACTATTATTATGACGCAGATTATGCGCCTAGACAACCTAGGGTTCGTCGTCGTATTGCTGGTGAATGGGATGAACTATCTCTAATGGATTCTTTGGTATGGAAATCTATTGGGATAGATGACTGATTACTGGTGAGAGCACACCAAGAATTACCCTAGGGTAATTCTTGGTGTGTTCAACTCCACTAATTAGGGTGGGCAAACAGAAAGAGAAAATAATGGAAATTGCATTACAATATATGGCTAACATTGAGAAGCAAATCTCATTGTTGTGTGAACAAAAGTTGGAGGCTGAAAGATTGTTGCGTGATCAACTTGAATTGCAACAATATATTGCTGACATGTTGGTTAGCGAGAAGCCGGAGATCAAGGACATACATTTCAATATGTATTCTGAAGATGACGAAACGGTTGTCACGTTTAAGACAAGCAAGTTTTCTGACGTGTTGTTTCATTTGGTTAAAAGGTATGAAGATCGTCAGCCGTTTTAC